GAATGATTTTCCCCGAGAAGCTTCCCTACACCGATTGTAACGGCAAGCTCAGAAATCTTGTCGATGACTTTATCATGGAAGAGTACAACGAGTTCCCCGTAAGCCAGTACAAGGACATGCTGGACGCTCTTTCAAGGCTTCGGGACGAGAAGGTAAAAGTTGCAGGGCCGGCGTATGTCGAGCCAGCTACTCATGAGACTGATAACCCCCTTCTGCGGTGGCACAGGCAGTCCAAAGACGCGAATAATGGTAACTCATGGTTGAACGCATGAAGGCAGGAAATTACGATATAGAAGTCCCCTACGGGGATACGATAAGGTTCAACGTGGAGATGCCCGGATTGGCCTCGGGGAAAATCCAAGCCACCGCCCGCGCCGGCGCGAGGGTGTATCCTTTTCAGGTGAAGCAGGCCGGTGACTTCGTGGAGTTGGTGCTTCAGACCGCTCAGTTCTCCGCCGCGGCGAGACCGTCGTGGTCTGCCGTCTTCAGCCAGGGCTCAACGGTGACGACGATCCTTCAGGGGAAGGTGGTGTTCACATGGGCAAAATAGTCATCAGGCGCCCCGAGGTCGAGACCACGCAGAAGGACAAGACGGTGGTCGTGAAGATCGTCGAGTCGAAGGCGGTGGTGCAGGTATCGGCGATTGGAACTCCCGGTTCACAGGGGCTCCGTGGTGTTCAGGGCGACCCTGGCCCGAGAGGCGCACCCGGCGTAAGGGGGGACAAGGGAGACACCGGCCCCCGTGGCGAGAGGGGCCCTCAGGGGATTCAAGGCCCGAAGGGTTTGGACGGGAAGGACGGTCGTGATGGAATCAACGGACTCGACGGACTCGACGGGAAGGATGGGAAGGATGGTCGTGACGGTCGGGACGGAAAGGTCGTCACGAAGAAGGGTGAGAAGTTCGCCATCATGCCCGGTCCTATGGGGATGCCCGGTCCCGCTGGTTTACCCGGCGCAAAGGGCGACGACGGAGCCGCAGGGGTAGGCGTTGCCGAGGGTGGCTCCACGGGGCAGGCTTTAATCAAGAAGAGCGACGATGACTACGATACCGAGTGGGGTGACGCCGGAGGGGGTCTTTCACAGGCGCAGATTTTAGCGAGGCAGTTATGATAATTTTGACCGCAACCACAGATAAGATTCAGGCGGTGCTTGCCGGGAACGTCACTGCAAATCAGTTGCAGTGTTACGCTTCCTATCGGGATATCACCACAACTCTTTACACGCCGGGAAGAAACGCGCTTGTGACCAACCAGACCACCGACATCGATCTTGTGGGTGCGCCCGGCGACTCGACGCAGAGGATTATTGATTACATCTCAATCTACAACGCCGACACCGTAGCCTCTACGGTCACCGTGAAGCTCGATGCCAACGGGACTGAAACGATTCTCTTCAAGGGGCAGTTGGGAATCGGAGAGAAACTTGAATACACCAATGAAGGCGGGTGGAAAGTCCTCACGATTCTCGGGAGCGTGAAGCAGTCCATCAATCAGGGGGCCTCGGTAATTACTTCGGGGTACACAGCGGTCGTCCTTGCGGCTGATGTAACCAACGCAACCACGGCCTACGCTGACGTTACCAATCTCTCCTTCCCTGTGACGAGCGGCAACAAGTACTGGTTTGAGTTCCGGATAAACTACGCCGCAAGTGCAACGTCTACCGGTGGAACGGGGTGGGCAATCAACGGCCCGACGAACTCACAGCTTACAATTTGCTCACAGTATGCTCTGACCGCTACAACCGGCACATGGAACAACGTCGTTGCCTACGACATACCCGCCGCCGCCAACGCCTCCTCTGTGTCGACCACGGGAAACTATTCATGGATAAGCGGATTTATAACTCCAACTGACAATGGGAGTGTAATCGCTCGTTTCAGGTCTGAAACTGCCGGAACGACGATAACCGCTCTCGCAGGCTCGCACGTCGTCTATATGCAGGTGATTTAATGAAAAACGAATTACTCGATACCGATATCAAAGACCTTTACGGTGAGTGGAACGACGACCTTGCTCACCTTTCGCTGCTTAGAAACGAGATGAAAGAAGACGATGACTTTTATCTTGGCAACCAGTGGGGAAGCGTCAAGAAGAAGAAGGGCAAGCCGTATCTTTCGATCAATCTCATCAAGAAGCGCGTGGATTGGGTGTCTGGATTCCACCGGCAGAACCGTAACGGGATGAAAACGTACCCGCACGAAGGATCGGACGACTTCCGCTCCGATGTTTACACGCAGCTTTTGCAGCTTATGTATTCATCGCGGCCGGTAAGCTATCAACTTGACGCCACGGTTGACGACGCCATTAAGTGTGGCATTGGGTGGTTCTTTGTCTACATGGACTACTCGCGGGACATCTTGAACGGCGACATCGTGATTCGACGCGAAGACCCGTTCCGCGTTCTGTTCGATCCATACCTGAACAGCCCCGACCTCTCTGATTGTTCCCACATTTTCCGCAGGGCCTACCTGTCAAAGACCGAACTTAAGGCGATGTACCCGAAGCTTGCGAAGGAAATAGAAGGGTTGCCGGATCAGGAAGAGAACGCGCTTGAAAACATGACCGCCCGTAGCTTTGGCGGGAAAGGCCGAGTCAACGTACTGGAAAAATGGTATAGGGATTCCGAGGAGCGCCCGTTCGCTATTAACCTTCAGACGATGGAACACATAATTCTCGATAAGGGTGGTGAGCAAAAATTCCTTGAATCGCTCGAAAACCCGGAAGACTATAAGATCGTCAACCGCCGGGCCAATATCATCAAGATGAAGCGCTCCATAGGTGACTTCATCATGGCCTATGACGGGGTTTCACCGTACCTTGAAGACGAGTACCCGCTCATCCCCGTGATGTGGACGTTCGACCCTACCTGCCCGGATTGGGAATGGAAACTTCAGGGAATGGTAAGACCGCTGAGAGACATACAGCTTGAAAAGAACAAGCGCCGCTCTCAGATGATGGAGTTTATTCTGTCAAAGAACATCAAGGGATACAAGGTCAAGCGCGGCGCGAACGTAGACATGAAGGCATTTCTCACTGGCGATGAACAGGTCGTCGAAATGGACGACCTGAACGACATCGACCAGTTCGAGGGTCCGAAGATTCCCGACGCTTACGTAATGCTCGAAAAGGAAAACAACACCGACTTCGATATGGTGTCCATACCTTCGGACATGCTTGGCGTCCCCGACACGGGACAGCAGGCCGTGGGCGTGGCACAGCTTCGGGAGAGGGCCAATTACACGCAGATTCAGCACGGCCTCGACAATATCTGGCTTGGCTACGAAATGCTGAGTAAGCACGTCATCAAGCTCGTCAACAAGCATTGGGACATTGCGAAGATCAAGAACATAGTCGGCGAGAACACGCCCCACGTCAAGGAACTCAAAGACCTGGAAAAGCAGGCTATCGAGATTCAGTCCACGCCGCCCCCACAGGATGACCCGCAAGCGCAGGCCGAGTTTATAGAACAGGGCGAGCAGATCATGCAGCAGGTTCAAAAGCTACAGGAAAAGATAGCTGAGTATTGGGCCGACTTTGACAAGGGCCGGGCCAACATCGATTGGGATGTGAGATTCGGTGATCTTCAGGATACGCCGTCGTACCGGCTGGCGATTCTTTCGACGCTGAACGAATGGAAACACCAGGGCAACTATGTACCAGACAAGATCGCGTTGAAGTTTATGGACATCGACAAGAAGAGCCGCGAGGAGTGGCTAGAAGACCTTGACGGACAGGCGCAGTCTCAGCAGCAGTCAGAACAGATGGCGATGCAGTTCGAGCAGATGATGGAACAGATGAAGGCACAGGTCAAGATAGAAGTCGCTAAGATCGCGGCTCAGGCGCAGATTGGCGTTGCGACTATCAAGGCCAATGACGTGTACGAGTCGGAACTTCGGATTCAGCGTGATGAAGTGAAACTCGGCGACAATAAGATGGGGTAATGCTTTGAACGATATGGATGCTATCAAGGCTATTCAGGCAATCATGGACTCCGCCCGTGCGGACAAACACACGGGCGAAATTGAAATAAGGCTTGTTTACGGGCAGGGCGGGGTTCGTGATTGCCTTTTCCTGTCAAGAAAAAAAATTGATTTTGGTAACAAAAGTACTTGACAAATGTTTAGTATTTCAGTACTTTAGTACCAAATAAGCGGATTCTTTCGCACCCCTTTTGGATGTAGCGGAGGCCCGCGTTGGGAGTAATCCCGGCGCGGGCTTTCGTATTTTATACACGAGGTTTTTTATGAGCGACGAACAGGGTGTAGCCGCAGAAGTCCCGGAGGTAAGCGCAACCCCCGATACTGATGTGGTAGCTGGTGCCCCCGACCAGCAGGTCGCAGAGACGGGTGTAACTCCTGAAACCCCCGGTCAGGACAAGGACGCAGCGGCGTTTGCCCGTTTGCGCCGAGAGAACAAGGCATACGAACGAAACCTTGCAGCGATTCAGGCGAAGCTTGATGCGATTGAGGCCCGTGTAGCCCCGGCGCAGCCGCAGGACGAGTTCAGGGACGATGACATTCTTACCGCCGGTGACTTGCGGAGGTTGGAATCGAGGCGTCAGGCCGAAGAAGCAAAGCGACAATTTCAGGACTCCTTCCGCGAAAGCGTGGCTAGGGTGAGTGCCAACGAGGACTTCGAGGACCGCATGGCGATTCTCGACGAATTTATTGCCACGAATCCTATATATCGCGGGTTCGACAAGATCATCATGGAGCACCCGCGCGGTCCCGAGATTGCATACGAGTTTGCCGAATCTCTCATGAATCGCAAACAGGCAGAAAAGAAAGGTCAGGTTTCCAAAAAACTTGACGCTAATCTAGGAAAGCCTCCTCCCGTTGTCGGCGGTTCGGCCTCGCCCGTTTTGGACGAGACACAACGAATCGCAAAGATGAACCCACTCGGCAAGGAATTTGACGAGATGGTCAGGCGGGTAGAGGGCTATTCTTCCTAGACGAGTTGAAATCAGGACAACTCAATGGATTACACCAAAACGACTGACATACCCAGTCCTATAAGGACTTACTACGACAAGCGCCTGCTTCAGAGGCTCTTGCCGCGTCTCATCCACAAGGCAGCCGCAGAAATGCGACCGCTCAAACAGCGTTCGGGCGACCAGATCAAGTTTCGCAGAATCGAAAGCCTGTCCGCTCAGACCGCGCCTCTGGAAGAAGGCGTAACCCCTTCCCCGCTCGTTCTGGACGATACTCAGATCACTTCGACCATCGCTCAGTACGGCGGGTATTCCATCATAACCGACATGGTACAGATGACCGACATCGACCCGATTGTGTCGGAGACTGTCGGACTCATGGGCGAAATGATGGGGAACACCGTTGACCAGACCATCGCTTCTGTTATCAACGCTGGTACGGCTTACATCCGCGTGACCGCGACGAACGTTGGTTCTACTTCCGGTGCTCGCTCCGTTGTTGACAACGGCGTGTTCACCCCGTATCACCTTCGCGCTGCGGTTTCCACTCTGGAAAACCTCAACGTCGAAAAGATACAGACCATGGTCAAGACCGGTTCTGGCTACGACTCCTCGCCTGTCCCGGAAGCCTATCTCATGTTCATACACCCGACCATTGCACAGTGGCTTCGCGGTGGGGACACGACTTATTGGGCACCCGCGACTTCCGGTTTTATTCCGGTTCAGCACTACGCCTCGTATTCGAGCCTGTATCCCGGAGAGATCGGCGCTCACGTATCCGGCGTTCGTTTCATCATGTCCACGAACGTCAAGACGTGGGCTGCGGCGTCGGCCGACTCGACCACGGTGTACTCGAACCTCATGGTCGGTCGCGGCTTCTACGCCTGTACCGAGATGGAAGGCGGCGTAAGGACTTACGTACACGACAGGAAGACCGAAGGCGGACCGCTGGAGCAGCGTTCAACCGTCGGCGCGATTGTCGAACACGTCACCACGATTCTCAACGATAGCTGTGCCGTGCGCATCGAGTGCGAAAGCAAGCTTGCTGGTACGTAAAATCTGAAATGACGGGGCTAACCATGCCCCGTCGTTCGTCCAATGATTAGGGAGATTTATTATGGACAAACAAGTGTTTACAGGCACGCTTTCGTGTGACGCAAGTTCGCTTGCCGCTATCAATGAAGTGATCGGATTTCACCCCAGCGCGGTCGAGATATTCAACCCCGACAACGGTGTGAAGATGTGGTGGACCAGCGACATGGACGAGGGGACCGCGAACAAGATCGTTCCCGTCGCTCACGGAAGGACCGGTCTGCTCGAACCCGCGACACTGAGTATCACCTCGACGAAAGCCTATGTCAACTACGCTTCGGTGTATTCGCAGGCTACGGCGGGCTACACCTCGACTGCGGCCGGTACTTCCAACCCTGCGGCGTCTACGGTCAACAAGTCTGCATGGGGAACGTTCGGTTTCTCGCAGAAACTTGCCGATGGTTCTATTGCAACCGGGCCGAATTCGACCGTGTTCACTCACACGACCGAAGCGTTGGCCATTGCCGACATCGCCGCGACCTCTGCTGGATATGTTCGACTTGGCTATGTGACGGTTCAGGCAACCGCCGGGGCTTCATGGGTTGGGGCGACGAGCACGTTCTCGACGGCTTCCGACTACACCATTTACAGCGACGATCCGCTGACCTTCACCTCCTCTCTCGGGATAAGCCTCTATACTGCGGCTGAGTTCACGATTTCTTCGGGTACGACTCCCGGTGGTGGGCGTGGGTTCACGGTTGGCGCGGACACGGACCTTCAGGTCCTCGGGGCCACGCTCTATTACAAGGCGTGGAGGTAAGGAGAAAACTATGGCGATAATCAAAACTGGCACGTTCACCGGAAGTTCGGCAGCGCAGGTCATTGAACTCGGATTCATACCCGATTTCTTCATGACTATTTCGATGACCGATAACGCGGTGAAGACGTTTGTGTACGAGAAGAACATGTCCGACGCGACCGGTGCGTACATGTGTGAAGGCGACGACGACATCATTGCGTCGAACGGCTTCACTCCCTACACCGGCGGCGACCCGACTGTTTCCAGTGGTACGACTCCCGGAGCTTCAAAGGGAATTACCATCGGTACTTCGGCACAGCAGAATGCAGTAACGACTCACTATCTTGCGATTTGCAGCGGGTAACACAACAGGGGGGCTTCAAGTCCCCCCTGACTTTTCATTATAGGAAGATTTATGAAGAAGAAGATTCACGCAGTCATTAGCAGGGCCAACCTCGCAATCGAGCGATACACGACCAACGTACCCATACAGAGAAAACCGCTTGTGGTCCCCGGACGCACGGCTTGTCTGGACTCTGTTATTCCCTTCACCGATGCGGTGATCCAGAGCGAAAGACGCGAAGGCGGACAGAAACTTGGCGGAGGCGGGGAAGTCGTGATCCCTATTGAGATGCACAGGTTTAATGTCCGCGAAGAAAAGTACTTCGTATGCGACAAGGACTGTATCGAGTGCAAGCCTTCCGAGTGTACCGGAATACCGATTTCAAAGAGCGAGTTCTACGACGACGAAACGAGCGCCGACGATCTGGCAAAGAAACACGCAAAGAAGGCACCGGTTGACACACGAGAAGAAGCTCAGGCTGTTATATGACCTCTACGCGCGCATTCCCGATACTCCGTGCTCACAGTGCGGCAACAAGTGCTGCAAGACGCCCTTTCACGTATCGGACTTTGAGAAGTCCCTACTGGATGGCCACAACTTCGACACTATCGGGACATGCGCCTTTTTATCTGACGGCAAGTGCGCCGTTTACGAACGGCGTCCTTTTATTTGCCGGGTGTACAACGCGAATCGGCTGCTAGGGTGCCACGAGGTCGAGCGCAAAGACCTCATGACCGACGCCGAATTGATCGAGCTTTACCACGAGTACTACACGCTGTTCTGGAACGTGGAAAGCTTGCGACGGTGGAACG